TAGCCGCATCGTTGTTCGTGCCTTCCACAACGAACTTCACCGCGCCTTTAACGTGAAGAAGGGTAACTTCATTCAGCATCGGCGCAAGTTTCTTTACCTTGCTGATAATCTCGTTCGCGGTCTGCGTCGGCACAACCTCCGCGCCCGTGCCGCTGGCGTTCGCATAGGCGCGCTTCTCCGCGTCGGTAAGGGGAAGGCGGCGAAGGTTTTTTAGCCACGCGGAACGATATTCGGGCGTGCCGTAAGGATCTTCCGGATCGGCGTTACCCTCTTCCTTCTTCCCGAAAGAACGGATAGAAACGCCACCGCCCTTCGCGATATTATCCAGAATGCCGTTGCGCTTCTCGGCGGCGGCAATCAGTCCGGCGCGCTCTTCGGTAAGCTCCTTCGTTTCATTCTCCAGCGCGTCGATTTCCTCGGCTTTCATAGCGTCGCCGCGCTCTTCGATCTCCTGCTTGATAGCCGCAAGGCGGGCTTCAATCTCTTTAATTCTCATTGTGTTAAACCTCCATCATAAGTTTGATTTTAAGAATTTGCTTCCGGCGCTCCAGCCGCTCCTGCTGTTCTCTTTCGATCACTCCGTCGAAATAGGAACGCGCCGAAATATCGGTATCGGCGTTCGCCGGATAAGATACCGCCGAAACGTCGTAAACCTTCTTGATCTTCAAGATCGTTCTTGTGTGCGTGTCTTTGTTGTATGCGTCCTCCGATACGGTGAACGCCCACGACATTTTGCAAATAAGCCCCGCGTCGATACTCGCGTAAAGGCGTTTTGCCTCTTCGGTAAGGCTCAAATTTGCGGCAATAAATAAGCCGCCGTCCTGCGGTTCCAGAAGCAGGGAAGGCGGCTTGTTCTTTGCCATCTTGTTTCGGGCGAATACCATTCCGGAATGATCGAACTGCATAATCACGTCGGACAGGTCAGCGCCTACAAGCGCGTTCCGGTCGATCATTTCGCAATACTTGATCCCGCCGTATTCGTACATAACATACGGCTTATTGAACGTTGTTGCGAAGCCTTCGACGTAATAATCGGTGTCAAACCTCTTCTCCGTTGTCCCCTGCGGGATCATCAGCGGCTGGAACATTTGACGGTATTCCCGTTCCTTCACTACTGGCATTCGGTGTAACCTCCTTTCCTAACTCTGATACTTCCGCGTATTCCTTGCGAATATAATACTTGTCCCCGCCTTCGACGTGCGACATATTCCAAATATCCATAACGCCGTTACGGTTTAACAAGCCACGGTCAAATAATTGTGTGCTGATATTCAGCTTCGTATTATTGCTTGCGTATTGAAGCCTGTTCGCGGTAAACGTGATCGCGTTCCCGAAGGATAATTCCCGCTGTGTATAGGTCATATTCGACATAACCAGCGAAAGCTGGATCGCGAAAGGCTCGATCTTGCCTTCGTAGTAAGCGTTCCATTCATCTTCGGTATAGCTGTTCTGAATGATTTTCGCGTTCGTCCCGAAGTAGTTAAAGACATTTTCGTTGATCTGCGCCATCTGTGCGGCGTTCACGGTGAACGGCTTGCTTTCAATCGGCTTTACGTCTGCAAATTTTGCATCGTAGATCACCATTCCGGATTGATTATCCGCCGAAAGGTTATCCGCCGTGAAGCGCTTGCGCTCTTTCGTAATATCCTCCGGCTTTAGCATATTTGCAACCTTCGCCAAGAAGCGAATAGAAGCCGAATTCTTTACGCCGTTGATAATTCCTTGATTTTGCGTATGGATCAACTGCATTGTAGGTCGAAGCGCGGCGTTGCTTTCCCCGAAGAAATCGTCGCTATACTGAAATTGCGTCAGCACCCCGACGCGCTCGAACTCGATTGCCGCCCTCTGCCCGTTTGCGAACGTGTAGCGCAAGAACGGCGCGCCCTTGTATTCGACAACCTCGCAACGCTGTGGAAGCAGGGGATAATACCCCGCGATCCCGCCGTATTCATCTTCGATCGGAACAATGAACGCCGTGTTATTCACCGAAAGGATCGTCGCGATCCGGTAAATAAATTTTGACGTGTCCATAAACGGATTAGGGCGGAACTGCAATACTCTTTCAAGGTTCTTGTATGCCGTACCGCTGATTTCCGGTTTCAGCTTTGAACAAAAATTTGCAAACGAATGGATCGCCGCCCGCGTAAGCTCCATTTCGTAAAGGCTTTCCGGTGCGTTCGTGAAAACGGGCGAATACCCGTTAAGCATTTTGAAATATCCTTCCGCTTGAATATCCGAACGCGGTTTTCGGAAAATCGTTTCAAAAATTCCCATAGTGTTTATCACCCCGCATTTTTCAGCATTTCGCCGATCTCGTTATAATACTTCTGCCGTACTGTCATAGCGTCGATCACGGAAACGAAGCCGTCGATACGCGCCCGCTGTTCGATTTTTACCGGACGGAATTTTCGCGTTTCCATATTGTGCTTTAACGCGACGTTAAGGAAATGTGCTTTCAGAAGGTTATTATCCGCGATCTTGAAATTGCCGTCTTTGATTATGCCTTCAAATTCTCGGATAACGGGCGCAAGGTTTTCACCCTGCCATACGTCGTCCGTCTGGAAGCCCGCCGCCTTCAAGTCGTCAATCAGGTATTGCGCGCTGTAACGGTCATACCCGATCTTTAGGATATAAATTCCGTACTGATCCCGAAGGGTAGAAAACCATTCGTAAACGTCCCTGTAATCGACGTGATTTTCGCCGGACAGCTTCACGATCCCTTGCTTGACGAAAATATCATACGGCACGCCGTCCACCGCTTGCGCGGTTTCAAGCCTGTTCGCGGGCATAAAGAATTGTGTGAAGGCATACAGCACGCCGCCGCGCTCGATTATCACCGAAGCGGCGGTCAAGTCTGTTGTTTGCGATAGGTCGATACCGCCCACCGCGTAGCTGTCTTTGAAATCCTCCAGCTTTATTTTTTCTCCCGCTCGATCTACGACGACATAATCAAGCCAAGCGACGGAAGAATTCTGCTTGATATTGCAGTATTTGCAAAGGAATTCAGCCCGCTTTGAAAGGCTCATTTCCGCAACGGCGATTTCCTCTTTGAAGAACTCCGGCGAAACGGAAACGCCCATATTCGGATTTGCTTTTTTAAGCTCTTCAAGGTCGTTCCATTTCTCCACGTCGTCGATCATATAAAGCAGGGGAAGAAGGCGGCGTTCCTTGCTTCCGCCTTTCAAAAACGCCGTAGAACGCGCCATCAATTCGTCGAAGATACCGTCGTTTTCATATCCCGCCGTGCTGATAGACAGGATCAGCGGCTGGCGGCGCGCGCCAAGCGCGGATTTCATAACTTCGTATTGCTTCAAGCCGCCGTCGCCGCGCCACGACGCTACTTCGTCGTTCACAACCAAATGCGGATTGAAGCCGTCCGATTTCTTCGCGTTGAATGCCAGCGGCTTTATCGCCGTGTTGCTTTCCTCGATGTAAATATCCGAACGGCGCTTCTTCGCAAGCTCTGAAAGCTCCGGTTCTTTTTTAATCATCTGGAAGAAGTTATCGTAAACGATGTTCGCTTGTTCCAGCTTCGGCGCAAGGCAATAAATCTTTGCGCCGTATTCGCCGTCAAGATAAGCCATATAAGCGATCACGGCGGAAGCGAAAAGCGTTTTGCCGTTTTTCCGCCCGATCACAATGAACACTTCGCGGAATATCCGCACGTTATCTTCGTCAACAATCCCGAAGATCAGCGATACCGCCGCTTTCTGCCATAGTTCCAATTTCAGAAGGTCGGTTCGTCCTTCGCAATGGTGGCAGAAGTTTTCGATAAAGCGAATTGCCTTGTTCGCCTTCTTTGCGTTGAAAAGAAAAAGCCCGTTTTGAAGCCCGCTAACGATGTATTCATAAATCAGC